TGCCATATTTGCGTGGAAACCCATGTAATGAGTTGTGTATGCCATAACATCTAGCATAACAGACATACCAGAACCCTCAAAGTCAAAATCTGTAAAAGTATCTTGTCCTCTTAAAAAATCCTTAATATTATCTTTAACTTTATCAAATTCTAAATCTGAGATATTTAATTGTTTATCTAATGCCATATTACACCTTTATCTTAATCTATCTAAAAAGAAATCTAATTCAACGATTTCTTGTTCGTTAATAGGAACATACACAATCCATACTGCATACCTATTCTCATCTGGAACTGCTTTCACTGTAACAGATTGTAAATCGGCTCTAGGTTCTTGTGTATTTATTGCGTTTTCAATCTGTGCTTCTAATGTTATTCGTGTTGTTGACGACATTGGTTGAAATAACGAATTATAAACAGTTGAACCAAAGTCTGGGTTAAACACCCTTTCTCCTTTTTTGGTCTTTATTATATTCATAATAGAACCGTTAATAGCAGAATGGTCATAACGACCAACAACATCATTGGTATGCGGATGAACCAGCATATCCAAGTCGATATCTGAGTATTTTCTATTAATTTGTGTTCGTATCGGTTGAGGCATAATAATCCCTTTATTATATATTTATACTATCCATTGGTGATTACATTACCAGAACCTGAAGAATTCATACTACCGCAACCGATAGAATCTCCTATTCTCGCTAATTGTTTACTATTAACAAATACAGTAGGACTACCCGAAGCCTGAGACGACCCATGGGGAGGACATACCGAACAACCATGGGAAGACCAAGCATCACCAACTCTATGTGCTCCCCTACTATTTATCAAAACATTACCACTAGCAGATATATTTCCCCTAGATTTGAAACACCCATGCCCAGTACATACGTCTCCTAACCTTACAGAGCCTGGCATTACGTTATCCCCACAAATGCTTTTTTAGTTGGTAAGACAGAACTTAATTCAATATTTTTATTTGCTCTTATCATATTGCTAGTTATTACCTGCTGTGCAACTAACCCTGCGTCGGTAGTTCCTATTTGACATTTCCAAGTTCCTCCGTTTGATTCGCAACTTGATTTATCCGCATAATTTACGTTTCCTGTACATCTACAAACGGTAATCTTAGAATAATCTCCACTTTCTCTTGCAGCATTAATGACGTCTATATTTTTATCAAATCGTGTTATAGAAGACTCAAACGAAGAAGTTGTCCCTGGAGACTGAACCTTTGCTCCTGAAACGTGTTTATCGAACTGAGTAGGAATATTGTACATCCTTTCTTTATTTATCTCAGGAGAACTGGCTTTAGCACTAGTGCCAGGAGATTCCACATCTTTTCCAACAGCAGTAGGAATAGAACCTTGTTCTGCGATTGCTTTCACTTTACCTAATATTTTTGTTTTTACCCTCGGAGCATCTGCACCAGAACCAAAACTAGTTGGTTCTTGTTTCTCTGCTGGTTGATATTTAACAACACTACTACTAGTTCCAGTTTTTATTTCCGTTACGGAATCGTAGCCAGAAACCTTACTAAGTCCTGAAACTTCAGAACTAGACGTAGTATATGAACTATCATGCCATATGCCGTTATTATTTAAACATTCTTCTTCTGACATATTAGATAACGTATCTCCTCCAGAACAAGAACCAACTTTAAATTGTTTAATTCCATCTTTGTGCTCCATTAGAGCTTTAAATTCAATAGTTTCTTTGACCTTTTTAAAATTATCCAAAACAGGATTAAATGCATTATCCGGATTTCCCATGCCAGCTGCTACTGCCTCTGCCACCCCCGAAAATACTTCTGTTATTTGCTCTATCACTGACTCAAATCCGAGTGAGATTGAATCTAATCCAGTCACACCGTCGGTTGAAACTTCTCCTTCTACTTCTACCCAGGAATTGGCAATAGGGTCCCATTCTAATGGAACAACTGTAGCACCTACGATATCAATACTTGTTTGATTTCCAGATACACTTGTTCCTAATGAAGAAAAGTAAGTTTCGAATGGAATAACTGTTCCTGATGCTTGTTTGTATTGTGGAACTAATTGGTTACCACCGACTAGAGCCGTTGGTGTATCTGGGGAAAATATATCACCGACAATATCACCTAGATCACCACCACCAATAACTCCCTCGTATAAATCTATAATATCGTCCATTACTGGATCTGTGACACTATTGAACATTTGGTTATTATTAACTAAAGCACAAGGGTCTCCCGTGGCTAGATTAGCAAAGGCCGCCCACTGTGCTAATTTATTTAATATGGCATTCAAGGCTGCTAAATCTTTAGCAACTAATTGGTTAAATGCGTCTTTCATGCCAGTACAAAAATCATTGAATGGTTCAAGTAAACCCTGAACGGCATCTAGATTAGTAATCATATTAGCAAGTTTAGATGGGTCTGTTATGTCTAGAACAATTTGTTGAATACGAGATTGTATTTGAGGTAAATCACCAAGTCCTAATACGTCATCGAGAATTCCTTTAGAATCAAACAAGGTCGCAAAACCCGCAATACAATCTACTTCATCGCTATATTGACCCAAGGTATTTGCTAAGTCCCTACCAGCTTCTTGAATACCAGTATTCTTAATATAATCTTCAGTAGATGCTTGAATTGCATCCTGGGCGTAATTACCACACTCATCGAAAGCATCTGATAGATTTTGTACTTCTTGTAATTGTTGATAGAATTGATTTCCATAACCAGGAAACCCAGCTTCAAGAACATTTTGGTCTAAATTAACAGTCATATTTAAACTTGTCGCTGCGTCTTGCAGTCTATTGACGGAAGTCATTGCTGGTGAGTTTAATAAACCACCAACTTGCCCCATTGCATCATTGACATTGTTAAAAATTCCCATGACTATACTCCTATGGATTTAGATGAATAATAGCACCCTTAATAGTATGAGTCGAAGCCGACTCGTCCATTTTAGTACCTGCTGTCATAATATCTGTATTACCTAGAACATCAACGTTCCAATTTCCGTGTACAAATATATTATAATCTCCTATCACTTCAACATTATAAATACCACCAACTTTTAAGTTGACATTCCCGTCCACCGTGACGTGAACATTCCCGCCTACCACATAACCATCTACTGTTTTTTGTTTGACGTGAACAAAGTCGTCGCCAGCTAAAATAGTATAGTTATCTTTAGACACTTTAGTCACCTTTGTTCCGTCTGGGTGAATCTCTTCAAACGTTCCAGACTTGTGCCATTTCATTAACCTTTCTGCATCTGGTGTATCATCCCATTCTTCAACATGACCACTTTCGCTTTCACGAACATGGTTAAATGGATACTCTGCCGCAAAAGGGTTTTCTGGTTCGTCCCAAGGTAGTGCAGTCTTTGATAAATCTCCAGCACTTGCTATTTGAACTTCCATATCTCGTTCACGTAAAACCTCTTCATCTCCTTCTGGTTCGTGTTCGTCGTCCAACTGAGTAGTTTTACTGAACCAAAGCTCACCCTCAACTGGATCTTCAAAGTCTACAACTGCACGTCTATTTGTATCTGGTTCTTTTAAATTCTCCTCTCTTGGGAATTTTTTACTAGGGTCGTTAAAACCGTCATTCCTTGCGACTTCTAACGGATATCCTCCTAATGTTCCCATAATAACAGGATCTTGACAATTCTTTCCATCTCTGAAGAATCCTACAACATGTGTTCCCTCAACAGGACCTAAAGGAGTTGTACCAATACCGTTCATTGCGGCAGAAGTAATAGGTTGCATCGGAAACGCCCATGGCAAATCTTCAGTAGGTATTCCTTTTGTTTTACTCTTGGTTTTCTTCGATGAGTGCAGACCAAATATTCTTGTTCTAACTCTACCTAATCTCATCGGGTCGTCACGGTCTTCTACAACACCAGTAAACCAAACAAAACCATCCATTCCCATAAATTGCATAATATATTCCTATTCTGGCGCCGTTTCAAAAGAATCTTTCATACATTCTAATGTCATTACATATCTTTTCTTGTTAATTTGATGATGTATAGCAGTTATAATCCATTCACCACTCATAACTTGGTCCAATGCCTCATTAGAATTGATTCTTTTAGTGTCTTTATCAATTATGATTTTATCGCCAGCCCACAAAGAAGAATCACCAATAATATCAAACTTAATAACATTAGTCCTTATCTCTGCCATCTTCATATCTCTGTGTATATAGTGTGACTTATCTTTCTTATCGTGTATTTGATATACGTATTCGTCTGGCATAAACCCTATATGAGAATCAGATACTTTACCAAACTGACCATCACCGTCTAATCCAGCCCAACCTAACTCAAATTCATCGCTATCGTATAATGCTTCATATGTATTATAAGACTTTGTTAAAATATTATGAGTAAATAATTTACCACCATACAAACCATTAGTCATACTTTCAGTATGATTAAACCTTTTTTCTTCTCTATACTTCTCTGCTATATTAGTTTTAACGGACATGGTGTCCTTTGATAATACTTTTAAAGAATCTTTTTGTATTTGAGAAACCTGTATTGTAGCACTCGGTTCTTTCATTTTCATATCATCGATAGTAGAAAAATGAAACCCTGTATTATTTTCAAAGAACATATAATTAGAAGAATCTTCAATAGATACACTATTTTGACATAAAAAATTCAATAACTTGAATGGAGACCAATTTGGTACTACAATATTTTTAGTATTAATTGATTTAGTATTAGTTTGTAAATCGTCCCAAACCCCAGTTCCAAAATCTAAAACTTCATATCCTATATAATCTACAATTTCCGAAGCAGTCATTGCGTTAAATGACCTACTTATCTTTGTTCGGTTATTCCTAAACAACACAGGAGAAACTAAATCTAATATTGCCGATACGCCGACTTTTCCATCCTCTTGAAAATCCGCATCATGGTATGAATTAATTCTAAACTCTTTTTCAAAATTAGAAGAAGTTTCACTTTCTTTTTTGGTATGCATACTGATCTTAAATATCTCCATACCTTGTCCTATAATTCCGAACTGTTCACAAAAACCAATATTATCCTCTATATACACACTACCAAATACAGTTTCGTGATAAATGCTTTCGTATATCGATATATTATTAACAATTTGATGAATAGGAAGCTCTTTGCCCCACATATTAGTATATGTAACAGACCACTCAGTTTGCGTCTTTGCGTCAAAAGATGCTAATGGATTATTATCTGCCATTATCTGTTATTCTTTTGCATTTGATCGACGTACATCTTCATCTCTTTTTCTATCTTATGTATTTCGTTTGGGTTAATTATTGATATTCTACGTTTTTTGTCGTTTTTATATATTTCCCATTCCATATTTGTAACTGGTGTTAAAGTTTCGTCTACATTATTTTCAATGTACTCATTATATTCTACGTCTTCCCAATGATGAATATCATTTACGTTATCGTATAATTTATTAGCATATGCCTCAACTTCACTCTCACGCATTAACCAATCATAAAATGGATCAATCACATCGTTTGCTATTAAAATTAACCACCAATAATCCGTAGTTCCATAGACGTCTAAAGAAACATTTTCTGGTGTGCTTCCTTCTGGTATATCAACATCAGTATAATAATTAGATAAATTATCTGTTAATTTGGTTAATCTAAAATTAACAGTTATATCGGAAATAGAAACTCCGTTATATTCTAGTTTGGGTAATTGTTCGTATAAGTTAGGCATGATTAATAGTTGAATGCGTCAATTTCTTGAGCGGTAACTTGTGTAATTTCTTTTAAAGAAAGTGTTATTTGTGTTTCTATAGGAGAACCATCTGCATGTGCTGTCCAAGCACCTTGCGTGGTATAATTCACATCTATATTAGTAATGAAACATTCTTTAGTTTTAAATAAATGGAGATTTTCTTCTCCCTCGTCTAAAAATCTAACTTGTACAGTGTGTGGAATACTTAATCTACCACCCAACCAAGGTTTTTCCACCGCAGTGCCACCAATATTAGTCATAGAACTTGTTGATGCTAATTTCAGTACTCTAATCATAGTATCTATCACTAATTGTTCCTCTGAATTTCTAGGAGTTAGTCTCCATGAAAAGGTATGATTTCTTAACGATTGTCCCTCATACAACGCTCCTGGTGCATTATTTATGACGGTATCTCCGCCCATCTTAGCAGCATTAGTCGAATTAAATAATGAGTCAATAAGACCCATTCCCTCATACATAACAGACTGTGCCAAAGAATTCAACCTAGGCTGAATGCTTCCCTTACCATTTTGATCCCGATTATATGTCATACTGTCAGTTTCACTAAACTTTTGAGAATATTGAGCACCAAGTGATAACGGCATTGGTAAAAATAAATCCATAACATGATCAGAGAGCATGAAATTTAATTCTTTTTCCTCCCCGTCTACCTGTGTCTTGCGTTTTTTTATTTTCCACGATTTAAAATTTAGATGTGTTTGAAATCCACCTATTGAATCCGTTTCCACTGGAAACGCTAACGAGTCTAGCGTGCCTCCTTCTTCGTACCTTTGGGCAAAAGTAGATGCGCCATAGCCAACCGCTGCTATCGCAGCCGCCTCCTTCCAATATCTGGCGGCCATTTGCTCTAATTTTGTTGCGCCTTTTGTAACCGCACTCAATAATATACTCATTACAACACCTCCTTGTTAAATACCATTTACCATATATTTATATAAATATATGTAATGGCATACAAAGGTAAGTATCACGTTAAAAATAGAAGCAAATACGTGGGCAACGTAGATAAGGTAGTGTATCGTAGTTTATGGGAAAGAACCTTTATGAAATACTGCGATGACAACCCATCAGTTATTGCTTGGAACAGTGAGGAAGTCGTAATACCATATTATAGTCCAGTTGATAATAAAATGCATAAGTATTATGTGGATTTTCTTATCAAAACCCGTGATAGTGATGGCAAGGTCAGACATGTATTAATCGAGGTAAAACCCGATAATCAAACCAGACCTCCTGTAATGGGAAAGACTAAAAAGAGTAAGTATAGATATTTAAGAGAATTAAAGACTTGGAAAGTAAACGAAGCAAAATGGAAGCATGCTGAAGAGTTTTGTAAAGACAGAAAGTGGGAATTTAAAATTTTAACCGAAAAACAATTAGTGAAATAATATGCCAGCAAATAGATTCAAAGGGAAAAAATTATCAAAAGCTGCCTTGGCAAAAACTTCTGCGGCTTGGTTTAAAGGCAAAGTTGGTAAAGCATCTCGTGGTTTTAAAAAGGGTAAGTTGGAGCCTGGTAAAATGTTCACCTTTGGTTATGATGCAAAGCATAAAAAGACATTACCTTACTGGGATAGATTTCCTCTGATTATCGTACTTGATGTTGCACCACAAGGATTTATCGGATTGAACTTTCATTATCTGCATCCTAAAGAACGTGAGTTATTTTTAAAGAAACTATCTAAATTTGAAACAGGTGCTGGAAAATCTAAAACGTTTAATGTCACTTGGAACGCAGTTAAAAGAATAAAAGGTGCAGATAAGATGATACATAAATATCTATACACCCAAGTAAGAACAACATTATTAGAATCACCACCTAATGAATGGGAAAACGTTATACATCTTCCTTATCAAAAGTTTGTTGGGGAATCCGCATCAACAGTTTGGAGTAATTAAAAATGAATCTATCAAAATTTAGTAATCAATTGATATCGGGCGACTATGCTCGTACTAATTTATTTCATATTCAATTAGGTCGCATTAAAGGGCAAGACCAATTTTATCATAAAGAGGGTAGAGATTACAATAAAGATGATATGAAGTTTATGGTGAAGCAAGTCACTCTTCCTGGAAAATCTTTAGGCACTATCGATACTAAACGTTTTGGTGCTATATTTAAAGTTGCTAATGATGTTATTGTTGATACTTGTACTATGACTGTTATTTGCTCTTCTGATATGAGGGAACGTTTATTCTTTGAGGGTTGGATTGATTACATTTATAATATGAATAAACATCAGACTTTGACCACAGACTTTGCAGATATGGATGGTGACCCAAACACCATAGATTGGAACGGAGCGGAAATAAAAGGAAATAAAAAGTTAGTATATCGCATGGCATACTATGATGATTATATCAGCAAACTATCTGTAGATACTTTAGATAGAAGTGGAAAACAAGCGTATCATGTTGATATATTAGAAGCATTCCCTACTAATATCGGACCTGTTGAATTGTCGTGGGGTGATGCTGGAGAAGTGGCATCGTTTAGTGTTACGTTTAGTTATAGAGATTGGTTTGCAAACATGCAAAGTCTAGACGAATGGTCTGACGAATTTGCAGATACATTAATAGAGGATGCCGAGCTAGAACAATTAATGATGGAAGGACTTTGGGAACAACGTGAGATGGAAGAAGAAGTTATTACCAGAGCAGCCAGAGCAGAAATTGAAGAAATGAAGAAACTTGCAATAGAGGATGCTGAGAGGAGAGCGAAAGAAGCAGCCGATAGTGCATACCTCGATCATTTGATGAACGATATAGAATATATCGAAGATTATAAGAATTCATCTGAAAATAGAGAAATGATGGACTTCATTAACGGAACCGATACCGAAACCGATACCGACATGCAACCATTCATCAATGAAGGCGGCGCTACAATGATGTTGGATATGAATGATGAAGCAACAATTAAATTATTTTTGGCTCAGGGTTATATATACGACGCAAAGCATGCTAATTACATAAACAATAAGAACGATCAAATACGTACCCAAGAAGAGATCGACCGAAACCGGAAAGATCTAGAATATATTAAGACTGGTCTTGATATTAACAAAGAACTTGATATAAATTCTCTTATACCTAAATTTGAAGACACAAAATTCACATGGAAAACTGGTGCTGATAGTTTGCCTGAATCTGATAAGGAAGTTACAGCAACTGCTACTTCCAAGGTAGAAGTAATTACAGCCGACGGAAATGTAGTAAGCACTACAACTAAAGTTGCTGTTGTAGAAAATACTACTGAAAAAGTAGACGACAAGTATGTAGCACCAAGAATGGATGAAACAAAAAGACCAAATTATGTAAAACCGCCTCTAGGTTACGAGGATGTAGAACGAACTATGATAGGAAAAGAAACATCGTCGACCGAATTCAATGGTGATGTAGTTGGGACAATGGCAACAGGAAAAGAATTTGAAAACCATGATTTCAATCCTACTGATACTAAGATAAACGTACCTGCATTTGACACTATTAAAAATAACCCTCATGCTACTCCAGAGGAGATGGAAGACGCAGTCGTAGACCAAAAATTTATGGAAGCAGACTTTGATGCAACAAAACAACAAGATGCGATTAATGTTGAGCACGCATACGACGAAGCAAAATATAATGACAGATTTCAACCAGTGACAATGGAATTGCGTCCAGATAAACCTAAAGATTATGATACAAATGATGCTTCTGCTAATGCATACCATGCTAGTCTAATTGACCAAAGAAACAAAGGACAATTAACAACAATTGAAGTTACTAAGCAAGAAATACAATTGATGGAAGCACAAGGTTATGAACTTAGTAACCAAAAAATTCAAGGTGTGTCGTCTGGCAGGAATTTTGTAGAAACGGCTGATAATGAAACTCAAACTCAAACTTTCACTTCTGTTAATCAAAATCATACCACAGGAATAGCATCGGTTAATACCTCCAATATTGAATTTGATATGTCTACAGACAAGATGACTTCTTCTGAGAATATGATGTTATTACAAGGTGTTGATTATGACGAAAGTTTAAAACTAACTGCAGCTTTGAATAGTGGGGACCAATCAAAGGTATTAGAAGTCGCAAATGAAATACAAACAGATTATGAAAATAGTCCATATTATGTTGACCCAGATGCTGGTGCGTTTGATGACATTAAGGCAGAAGATAAAGCAACTTTTGCTCAAAGTGAATTTTTATCTGGTGCTGATGCCGACTATAACGAATTAGCAGATGAAATGAAAGCAGATGAAGCAGCTAGAGTCAAAGCTGGTAGAGATTATGCAGCTGGTTTAGAGATACCTCATATGATTGATGGTAGTAATGCATTATTAAGACCTGAAGTCGAAGGTCCTAAACAAGAGACTCCTCAAGAAACAGCAACTAGAGAATATGATGCTTGGCAAGCGGATATGAAAGGTCAAGGACAAGTACTGGACTCACAAGGTTCTTACCAATCTTCGACTACTGATGATACTTACTTCGGTGTTCCTGGTGAACGAGACGGTCCTATGGGTGGGTTAATGGACTCAGATGAAGCGGCAGAGATGTCGACAGCGGCATCAGCAGCTAGACAAGAATTAGAATTTATAAACATCAGAAACAAAGCAATCGATTCTGAACAGGATATAATCTATGGAGGTCAGAATATGACTGAAAATATGATGATGATGGATATCGATAACGATGCTCTTAATGATGCAGATATGTTTGAGATTAGAGACGATTATTTCGCAGGACGTAAAACAGAACTTGAAGGTATTATAGCAGGAAAAGAAAATTATCAGGATTTGGATTCAGCTTCGACTATTCAAAATAATATGGAAATTCAATCAGATACTGACTCACATTTAGATAGATTGAATGATGATGCTCAACGTATGTCTTCAGAACTTAATATTGAAAATGCAGCCGCTGCTTCTAATGCTATGCAAGATGAAGTTAATAGGGCACACGCAAACCAAATCACACCAGAGGTAGAATCGAATATGTTCGAGGATGACTTCTCAACGTCTGGTCAAGACAATAAAAACTTTCGTCTAGCAGGAGAAAGATTAGACAATTCCGTTAATTCTTTAGAATGGGAACTTGGCGCTGCTGTTGATAGAAATACTAACTTTTTAACTAAAGGGTTTGTTCAAGCAGGCGTTAATAGAGAAATGGGTCAATTTCAAATCATAGATGGAATTACAACCGAAATGGTAGATGCTTCTAAGAATAGAATGGTAGGGAAAATGCAAGGAAGAATTAGTCAAGGAGAACAAGACTACCTAATAAGTCATATTGATCAATTATCAACTGATGCAGGAAATTATCAAGATGCGAAGTGGACAGCTCAACAAGGTGGTGATAATCTAGATGCAGCCTCTCATACTCAGTCTATGATGGAACAAAATTATAATATGAATTATGAAATACCAACATACAAAGCAACACGAATAAAAAACTAATAAATAGTTGAAGTAAGAAATTTTAAATAATGATATAGGATGATAATATGTTACCAAAAATTGATGTACCAAAATATACACTAAACTTACCAAGCACTGGCAAGAAAATTGAATACAGACCTTTCTTAGTTAAAGAAGAAAAGATTCTTCTAACTGCTATGGAAACTTCAGAGGACGATGAAATAGAACAAGCAATACAAAGGGCAACTAAACACATTATTGATAATTGTACGTTTGGTAAAATAAACGCAGATAAATTACCTGAGTTTGATGTTGACTTTTTGTTTTTGAATATACGTTCAAAAAGTAGGGGAGAAGAGGTTGATATGTCATTTACTTGTAATAACGAAGTTGATGGGAAAGAATGCGGGCAATCAAATTCAATACAAGTAAGGATTGATAAAGTACGAGTCCAATTCCCTAAAGAGGATTTGAGTAAAGTTGAAATTACAGATGATGTTGGTATTCAATTCAAATACCTAACAACTGGAGAATTGCAACGTTATGAAATTGAAAAAGATAACGTAACCAAATTATTTAAGGTTATTGTAGATTCTATTGATTATATCTACGATGCGGATAAAGTTTATAAAGGTGCTGAGACATCTAAGAAAGAATTATTAGAGTTTATTGAATCATTAAACGATCTTGCTTTTGAAAAAATTACAAAGTTTTTTAATGAGAAACCTATGTTAAAACATACTGAAAAATTTACTTGTTCTAAATGTGGATTTAAGCATGTTATTGAATTAGAAGGATTGACGAGTTTTTTCGGTTAAGCATGAGTTATGAAAGTCTTATGAACCATTATAAGACGAATTTTCAACTCATGCAGTATCATAATTACTCTTTATATGATTTGGACCATATGATTCCGTATGAACGGGAAATATATGTTAATTTATTATCACAGCATTTAGAAGAAATGAAAAGTATTAATGATGCTAAACAATAATTAAAAAGAGAATACGATGGAAGAAAATAAGAAGACACTGAGCGAACTAACTAAGTTATCTAAATTAACCGAACGTATGGTAGATCTGTTAGCATCAGATGTATCTACTCGTAGGGCAAAAGAAGCAGAAGAACGCAAAGCAGATCTTAAAATTTCTCGTACCCCTAATCCTAAAAGTGAATTCGAGCAAAGACAAGATAAGTCAATGCTTTCTTATACTCGTGATTCTTCCAAAGCTCAAGTAACAAATTCAAAGCAGGATATACAAAGACATAAAGAATCTGAATCATCAAATAAAAATATTTTCCGATCACTAAAAGTCTTAGTTGGAATTGGAGCAGCTCAAAGTCTTCAGGACATCAAAACAAACACACGTGATTCGCAAATGTTTCATGGTATGCTTCATATGTCGGAGCAGAACTATGTAGTGGGAAATCAAATCGCTACTGAAATAGTTAAACTTCACAGTTATATACGTAGAGACTCTGGGGTAGAACTTCAAGCCCGCCTGGACATAATGAAAGCCGACAGGCATTTCGACCTTAAAAGAGAACAAAGACTAAACACCTTGTTTACAAAGGTTATGCAAAAGGTTGACGCCGATATACATACCCAAGGTAAACTACGAGAAAGAGTTGATTTAGGAGACGAAAAAGCGTTACTAGCCAAAGCCATGATTACAGTGGCAGATAACCTTGAATCATTTGATACATATAATAAATTGCTCAAGGGTGGTCATGAAAAAGGCACTGATGTTACTGCTGCAAAAATCCTTAAGAATTTAAAAGCTCAATTCGGAAAAGAATTTGATCTGATAAACGACAACAAAGATGAGAAAGATTACATAGTGAAGCTATTGAAGTCGTGGGGTTTCTCAGATGAGTCGTTGCCAGAAAAATTCCGGACTACAGGAATAACTCAAGATAGAGACGATTCTAAGAACAGAAGAGACGCCCAGCTTGCGAGAGCAGCGGCAGAAGATGCTGGCGGTGAAACCTTTGATCTAAATAGAATGTTTGGCGATGGACCAGGAGGAAATTTTGAGTTTATTAAAGATCTGATGGGTGATAGTCTTGATACTATTTCATGGCTTCCGGGCGCAGGCGGTAAACCACTTAAACCACTAGAGGTTGACGTCGTTAAATCGGTTGCAGTTGAGCCGGCTCTATCGGCAAAAAACCAAAAAATATGGGATGCAGCGGGTGATGGTGGTAAAGGTGATATTCCTGGTGGGTATAGTATGGAAGACCATCTGCGAGTAACATCAGGTGAGGCGCCAGGCGCCGATGAGGGTGGTGCGGACCTTGGTGAAGCTCTTGGTGGCATATTAACTATGTTCAGCACGATGACCGATGAGTTAGTAAACATAAGAAATAATACGGGTCTCATGGGTCATGAGTTGGGATCGGTATATTCATTACAAAAAGACGGACACAATGCAATCGGAGATGCT